TCGGCGGCCTTCTGCTCGGCTGCTGCCTTTTCGGCTGCTGCCTTTTCGGCTGCTGCCTTTTCAGCGGCGGCCTGTTCAGCTGCGGCTTGCTGCTCGGCCTGAGCGGTCTGCTCGGCGGTGGCGTCGGCGACCGGATCGGGCGAAGCCTTGCCGCCGACGGCGAGCAAGACGAAGAGGACGGCTACGACAACCATCCAGCGGCAGCGCGGCGGCTTGTCGCCATTCCACGCGATGCGAGTGCGGCGGTAGTACAGGATAAAGCAGCCGAGGGCGGTGCCTAAGAAGCCACCGACGACGGAGACAAGCGTCAGCGTCAGGCTCATCGCTATCAGCAGGACGGCGAGGACTTTAAGCAGGGTCAGCATACCCTTCGGCGTCCGGGGCGGGCGCGGCGGCTGCGGATCGATGGGCGGAAGATCGACGGTCGGCGTATGCTCCGGCGCGGTCTGGTCATGCTTATCGGTAGACGAGGCCGCGCCGCCGCCAATCTTGCCGGTCTTGGTGTAGGACAGGCCGGTGCCCGGCAGGCCGACCGTCTTAGTAACGCGGCCCTTACTGTTGACCGACACGCGGGCACCCTTGACGCCAGCGGAGATGCCGACTGACTTCTTGCCGATATTGAGCCGCACGCCCGGTGCGATTTTTACAGATTTGCGAAATCTGAATCCCATATCCTAAACCCCTTTAGCAAGGTGTTCAATTTGAACACCTTTATTTTTTTACTCAAATTTATAGTTTTTGCGCTCGGTGTAATATGCAATCGCCCAGCGCATGAAATCCTCGGTCACATCGAAGTGCTCGGCAAGCTCCCAGACCTCGGTCATGCCGTCCCGTACAGCCTGCCGGAGCTTGCTCCACGGGATAAGCCGATACACCGCCCATTTGTTTGCCTTGTTCTCATGCTGCTCGCGGACATCCAGCGGCGTGTACTGGTTGTAAAACCCGCCGTAGACACAGTGACCCAGCTCGTGAGACAGTTTGACCGCCTCATCAGCAGAGGAGCGGATCTTGCGCGGGTCTAGCGCAATAGCGCAGGTGCCGCCGATCGGGACGGAGAAAGCCTCAGCTGTCTGCATGGGGAAGTAGTCAACGTCAATGTGGTTCCGCCATGCGTATAGATATAAGCTCGTTCTGCGATCCATAAAGTTACCTGTTGTTGTACTGCTCACGCTTGAAACGTGCATATGCCTTGATGTCCTCTAATGTCGCGTCGTCAATGTCCGTTGTGCCGAAAAGCGCAAATTTGATGTCGTCATCGTCTACAGTCGGACGGCTGGCAGGTTTTCTTATGTCTGTATTGCCGAGAAGGTAGTCCGTTGATACATCAAAAAATGCGGCTAAAGCAGCGACCGTATCCGTATCGGGATCACGCATGCCTTTTTCCCAGCCTGAAATTGTATTTTGAGCAACATGAAATTGCGTTGCTAAATCTTTTTGCGATAAATTTTTCTCTTTTCGCAATTCTCTGATGCGTATCATACAATTCACCTCGATGCCATCATATCACTAAAAGTAATATAATTAAATATTATATCGCAACATGCGAGAAAATTTTTCAAAGCCTATTGACATATCGCGTATAGTGATATATAGTAATAATCGCAAAGAGTGATATACGGAGGTGAGGGAGGGTGAACCATTTGTACGAGATCAACGAAGCGGAACTCAATGAAGTTGACCGTCTGGGGCTGGCCTATTGCAGATTGTGCGCTTGGGGCTGGGATGAAATTGTAGGTCCTAAGCCGGAAGGCTTTGACGATTTGCCGGATTTTGATAGACGCAAATTCCGTCGTTTCAGAAAGCCAATTCGAACAAAATATGATTATATCTGGCCAAAGATGAAAGGTATTGAATTTTTAATCGGAAAAGACAATACCAGCAGATGCTGGTGGATATTCGAGCTGGGGCGTACAGAAGAACAATGGCGCGAATGGTGTTTAACCGGGAAGTACGATCCCCGCTATTATGTCAATGAACGTCAAAAGTAACGCAATGGCTGAACAGATTTCAGCTCTTAGCAGGCGCTTGTTGGTGATTTGGATGTTTTCCAATTCTCCGCGCCCGGGAGGAGTGATACGAAATTTATCAGTGACTGTGCCAAAAGTATCGCTATGCTGACATGATGGGTCGAATTCAATGAATTTGGAATCGAAAAGCCATTTTACATATGGCACAACAGTTAGGATATCTGATTTAGTCAATAATGCGATATCTGTGACGCTTAATGAAGGATACTCTGTAAAACCTTCCAAAATAGAGCGTGAGAGTTTATCCATAGTAACACTTCCTTTCCATGAAATTTTATCACGAAAAGGGAAGAAACACCAGAAAGAAGGTGAGAAAATGAAGAAAATCAAAGAGCTGCGTCTGGCAAAGGGTCTGCGACAGGTGGATATGGCGGCACATTTTGGTGTTGGCCAGACCGCAATAGTCAAGTGGGAGAGTGAAGGATTGTACCCTCCGTCCCGACTGCTGCCGGAAATCGCAATCTATCTCGGCTGCACGCTGGAAGATCTCTACAAAGACGAAAAGGAGGCTATCTAATGGCGGCGAAATACGCAACTACGGCTGATCTGGCCGAGCGGTGGCTCTGCTCGCCGGACTACGTCCGGATGATTATCCGGGAGGGCAAGCTCAGCGCCGTGAACCTCGGCGGGTGGAAAATCCGCTGGGACGAGGTCTACCGCTACGAAAAGGAGCGGGAAAAGGCCGACGCCGAGATGCTGCGGCAACAGCGTCTTGGGTTTGTTCGTTGATAAAAGAATACAGCAAAAAGAAAGGGATGTCCACGATGGCAGGATACCAGAACATCTACCAAGCTGCCCGTGAGGGTGCGTCTTTGACGCAGGAAGCCGCAGCGGAGCGCCTTGGGTGGTCCGTGCGTAATTTGCAGGCCATCGAGCAGGAAGAGCGCGTGCCGACGGCGGTGCGTGTGGCCGAAATGGCCGAGCTCTACCGTGCACCATGGCTGCGCGGCTATTACTGCAATCGCTGTCCGCTCGGTACACTCTGGCAGAGGCCGGAGAGCAACGTCGAGCTTCAGCAGCTTGCGCTCGAGGTGAGGCTGGAGGTAGATGACACAGACCAGGAGCGAGCAGACGCGCGCGAGCTGTCCATCATTGCCCTCGATCGCAAAATCGACGACGAGGAAATGCCGCGATATAACGCGATTTTGAAGCGCATGCTGCGCCGGGCGTTTCTGGCTGAAATGGCCGTTATCAGCGGCGAAACTTCAAAGGAGAAATGAAAATGCAAATTTGCGCAAAAAAAAGTGCCCACACGGCGGCAACCGTGCAGACACAAATGCATAGCGAATACAGTTATTATACTAACACAAGCGCCCGGGCGCGTCAAGCTCGGAAAAAATCTTTGACGGATAAACATATCCGTGCGGCGCTGACGGCCATCGGCTTTGCGCTGCTGATCGCGGCGGCGAGCGCCGATAATGCGGAGCTGCTGGGCGGCCGTGCGACGCTCTTTGTCGCGGCCGTCGGCGTGCTCGCCATGTGGACGGGCACCGCGCGGAATGCGTAGAAAAGGGGTTAGATATGCCAGCAAAGATAAATTGGACGGATGAGATGCTCGACCATCTCGTCCGCCAGAGGGAGGCCGGAGTACCGGCGCGAAAGATCGCGGAAGAGCTCGGCGTTGGCAACACCACGCTTGAGCAGAAAATCGCAGAGTTGTGTCTCGAGGGGCAACCCTTGAGGAAAAGGGTGAAGCAGGAGTGGACACGGGATGATGTGAATTGCATCATCCAGATGGCCCGGGACGGCATGACCGCGCCCGAAATCGCGGAGGAGATCGATCGTTCCGCAGCGTCTGTGAACTCCAAGCTCACCAAGCTGCGGAAGGCGGGAATGCTGCCGTGGGTCGGCCAGGGAACCGGCCACAAGCACAGCAGGAAAGAACAGGACGCAGAAGTACGGGCGCTCCTGCGCCGCTTCACGGCGGCGTGCGAGGTCATCAAGGAGGCGACAGGGTATGGCAGATAAGCCGAGCTTTTACAGCATCCTGACCGCCGACGTGCGGTACGATGAGCGCCTCAGTTTTTTCGCCCGTGTGCTCTACAGCGACATCACGGCGATGTGCAACGTCAAGGGCTACTGCTCGGCCGGAAATGAGCATTTTGCGGACAAGTTCAAGCAGAGCAAACGCACAGTTTCGGGCACGATCGCGCGCCTGGCGGAGCTCGGATACCTCCGTGTCGAGGTCATCCGAGATGTCGGAAAAACCGTCGTTGAGCGCCGAATCTGGGTGCAGGCGAACGCTCAGGAAGCAATGGAAAAAGTGGCTGGCCCTATAGAAGAAAATTTCCATACCTATAGAAAAAAACTTCCTGACCCTATAGAAGAAAATTTCCAGGATATAAAGGAGAATAATACAAGAGATAATAATAACCCCCTTACCCCCACGGGGGAGAGCGAGTTATTTGACGAGTTCTGGGCGGCCTACCCCAAGCACGTCGCCAAGAAACCGGCGCGGCGGGCGTGGGACAAGCTCCACGCAGACCGCGACCTGCTGGACGCGCTTTTGACCGCGCTCGAGTGGCAGACGCGCACGGAGGCGTGGCAGCGGGACGGCGGCCGCTACGTACCGAACCCGGCAACATGGCTTAACGGCCGCCGGTGGGAGGACGAGCCGCAGGCGGAAGCCGAGCCGGACAAGCCACCCAGGCGGCGAGAGGAGGTCGAGGTGTGGTAGAGAAACGAGCAACGCTCGCCGCCGAGTACAGCGTCATCGGCGCGCTGCTGCTCGACCCGAAGATCGCAGGCGAGCTTTTCGCCGCGACGCGCGAGAGCGATTTTCTCCGCGCTGAGCTGCGGACGGTGTACACCGCGGCACGCGAGATCTTCAACCGCGGCCGGCCGCTCGACCCGGTAACGATCCGCGCCGCCATCGGCAAGGAATACGAGCCGCTGCTGATGGAGTGCATGGACGTATGCAGCACGGCGAGCGCCTGGAAAGCATACGCCGAGGCCATGCAGGAGCAGACGAAAGTCAGCCGCCTGCGGGAACTGGCCGACAAGCTCACGCAAGTGCGCACGAGCGAGGAAGGGCGCGAGCTCATCGCCGCGGCGATGGAGGTCACGGCGGAAAAACAGGGCGCGGAAATCGTCTCGCTGTCGCAGGGGCTTGAAACCTTCGCCCTCGAACAGACGACAAAGAGAAAATTCATCGAGTACGGCTTCAGCCGACTCGACAGCCGCCTGTACAGCGACTTCGGCGATTTTGTAGTCCTTGCAGGCCGCCCGTCCGCCGGCAAGACGGCGCTCGCGCTCCAGATGGCGACGCACATGGGGCGGCGCGCGAAAGTCGGCTTTTACAGCCTCGAGACTACGCCCTCCAAGCTGATAAACCGTATCGTCTCGAACCGCGCGATCATCGACTTCGGCCACATAAACTGCCGGGAAATGACGCCGGAGGAGTGGACGCGGCTTAACCGCCTGCAGCGCGAGATCGCCGAGAGCGACGTCGAGCTGGTGCACGCGCCGGGGTGGAGCGTGCAGGACATCATGGACTGCGCGATACGCAGGCGGCACAAAATTGTGTTTATTGACTACCTGCAGGAGCTTACCGGACCGGGACGCGACCGCTTCGCGATCGTAACGAACATTTCGCTTGCGCTTCACGCGATGGCGCAGGAGCGCAAGATCATGGTCGTGGCGCTGTCGCAGTTTTCGCGAGCGTCCGAAGCGCGCGACGGCGAGCCGTCGCTCACCGACCTGCGCGAGTCCGGCCAGATCGAGCAGGATGCCGATGCGGTGCTTGCGCTCTACAAGAACGAGGCGGACAGCGCACCGGCAGACGAGCGCGTGCTGCAGGTGCTCAAAAATAAGGAGGGCCGCCTCGGCAAAGTCTACCTCGATTTCGACGGCAGCGTGCAGCAGTTTGCCGAGTACATGGACGGCCAGCGCGAGGCGATCGTGCAGACGAAGAAGATGGAGAAAAAGAATGAAGCTAAGAAAAGCAATCCAAAAGCTGCGGTTTGACCGCCGCAGGCTGTACGCACAGAGCAAGCTCGTTGAGCCGAGGCTCGCGCGAGAGTACCGAGAGAGAGCCGAGGCCATCGGCGCGGCGCTTGGATACATCAAGAGAAATCGGAAGGGGAAACAGCATGATTGAGATTAAAATTGACGGAATACAGGCCGAAGGCAGATTTGATTGCGCGGACGGAGAGATTTTGAGTGATGACATCCGCCGTGTGTTGATCGCGCTGTATCGCGTAGTTTGCGAGGCGGCGAATGACGAGACTGCCGACAAGGCGATGCAGTACATCATGGCTCTGATCGGGTCTGGCGTAATCAAGAAAGACTATGAGCAGATGATGCAGATAGCGGGAGCGGAAAATGGCAACTGAGACCCGCCGCGTCATCTTCCGCCACCGCGCGGGATTTACGAAACCGTCGAGGTGACGGGCGAGGCCTTCGGCGAGCCGTACCGCTACACCGAAACCGTCCGCACGCCGAAGCGCGACGAGCGGCGCATGGTAAACCCGAAGGAGGACGCCAAGGCGCGGTGCGAGGCAAAGCGCAACGCATCCGCGACGCCGGAGGAAAGGCAGAAGATCGTGGAGCTTTACGAGGCCGGGAACTCCATCCTCGCCATCGCGCGCGGACAGGGGCGCGCCTACGCTGTGGTCTCGGCCATCCTGCATGCCAGCGGCGTAAAAATGCGGTCGCCCGGACCGAAAAAGAAAGGATAAAATCATGAAGAGCATAAGCATAGTGAATTTAAAGGGCGGCGTCGGCAAGACCGTCACCGCGGTAAACCTCGCAGGTATTCTGGCGGCTGATTATGGCAAGCGCGTGCTGTTGGTAGACAGCGACCCGCAGGGTGACGCCAGCCAGTACATTGGCGTTGCACCTGATGCCTGCAGCACGGCCGACCTGTTTGACGGTGGCACGGCCTACTACGAGGACGTCATCCAGCACACCATTTACCGTGATCTGGACATTATCCCGTCCGACATGCAGCTGGCCTCGGTTGATCTGGACGCCGACATTGACCGCAAGCAGGCGGTCCGCGTGTACGCCGATCTGCGTGACGCACTGGTCGAGGATGATGCTTATGACGTGATGATCTTCGACTGCCCGCCGTCGTTCAGTTTACCGTGCATCTCGGCGATTGCGGCAAGTGACACGGTAATTGTGCCGATCAAGCCGGGGGCGTTTGAGATGTCCGGTATGCGGCTGCTTGCCGACCAGATTGCCAGCGTGCGGAACACCGGCCTTGCCAAGCGCAGTGTTTTCGGTCTGCTGACCATCTGGCACAACGCTGACGCAACGCGCCAGAGCGAGGACTGGCTGCGAGAGCACAGCCCGATTCCGCTGTTTTACCGGAAAATCCGCCGCACGGACAAGGTGACGGAGAGCACCTACGCCGCCCAGCCGGTTACGCGCTGGTCGCCGACCTCGGCGGCCGCCCGAGATTACCGGGCGTGGGTCAAAGAACTGATGGAGGTGGAGTGATATGGCAAAGAAATTTAATCTTGCGGAGCTGATGGGTGAGGCGGTGTCCAAATCGGACACCGGAGAAATGAGGGTGCAGGAGATTGCGCTTGCGGAAATTGAGGAGAACGCCGCCAACACCTACACGCAGACCGGCATTGACGAGCTGGCGGAGTCCATCGAGGTCATCGGCTTGCAGCAGCCGCTTGTGGTGCGCCGCAAGACCGAGGGCGGGTACTTATTGCTCGCCGGTCACCGCCGTCGGAACGCGCTGGCGCTACTCGACCGCAAGGCCGCGCCCTGTATTGTGCTCGATGCCGACCTTGACCCGTCTATCCAGACGCTGATCCTGCACTGGACCAACACGATGGCACGCGGCGGCGGCGGTCTGACCGCTGAGTACACCGGACGAGCCGCAAAGGAGATCGAGGCTGCGCTCAAGGATTTGCAGGCACGCGGCGTGGTTGCACTACCGGGCAAGCTGCGCAGTTATGTCGCCGAGGTACTCAAAACGTCCGAGAGCCAGATTGCCAGGGCAAAGGCAATCGACAACGGACTGACCAAGGCGTGGAAGGGCGATTTTAAGTGTCACCGCATCAACGACAGCGCCGCCTATGAACTGAGCCAGTGCGATGCGGAATTGCAGCGCAAGCTGCACGGCGCATATCAAGGCAAAATGTACAACCTTGACGCGAAAAAGATCAAGGCGCATAAAAAGGCGGCGGAGTATCCCTTCACGCAGCTGACCTGCCCGGCGGAGAGCTTTTCGCCCCATCCCTGCACAGGCATGGATAAGCGCGCGGCGTGGGTGCGGGACGGCAAGTGTCCCGGCTGCTGCCACAGCTGCGACAAGGCGGACGGGTGCGAAAAGGTGTGCGGCGTGGTGAAACAGCGCATCACGAGCGCGAAGGACGCCGAGACGCGCAAGGCCGAGCGCCAGCAGCGCGAGGACGCCTTCATGAAATCGCCGCTCGCGATGGCGCGGCGGCATATCAAGCTCGCGCTCGCTGGCGTCGGAATTACGAGCTATGAAGATCTTGAGAACTTCCCGAAACGCTGGTATACGAACTGGCTGTGGGATGATCCGCTGGACTGCCACGCACCCGATCTGGATGACCTTTTCTGTCTGGCCGACTGGGCGGGGGTGGACCCCTTCGAGATGATTGCCGGTCGGCCGGAGGCGAAAATCTGGCATGAGTATCCCGCCGAGCAGCCGCCCGAGGCCGTGCCGCTGCTGTGCCGCAAGGATAACGGGAGCTATGGCGAGTATGTCCGCTGGGAGGATGGCTGGCGCTTTGCTGAAGACCAGGACTGCCCGGCAAGCGTAACAGTAACGCATTGGACGGAGGTGACGCCGGAATAATGGCTAAGTGTAAGTTTTGCGGACAGGGTGTGCGCTCTGGTCCGATATTCCATACAGGCTGCTGGGAGCAGACGGTAAACAAGCTCGCAGGTGAGATCTGCGATGAGTATTGTAAGTTTCCTTTTGAACTGGACTATGAGGCGATGGTGGACAAGTGCGAGCGGTGTCCGATGACACGGTTAAAAGAATTGGGAGGGAAAGTATGATACTGGAACTGACCCGTCAGGACGTTATCGCCCTGACGAACGAAAGCAAGCGCAAGGCCGTGCTGTCTGGCTGGCAGAACTGGGGCATCTGGCACAAGGCGCCTGAGATCGGGCTTAGCGTGTACCGGCTCGACCTGCCGGACGGCAGCTTTTTCACGGCCAGCTGGTATGAGGGCGACGATTTCTTTCCGGGCGGCGGTACGCATAACGTCAACCGTCCGCGTTACAACTTCGGCGACAAGGGCGGCAAACTGAAAGCTGGGAACAAGGCCGAGAGCCTGCTGACGGATAAACTCAAGGAGCTGCGGAAGGAGCTGCTGGAACGGGAGAGCAACGGCCATGCTTGAAACCAACCATTGCTACTGCATGGATTGCATGGAGGGAATGGCGCAGTTCCAAGACGGCTGTTTCGATCTCGCTGTGGTAGACCCT